CCAAACAACTGTTGTTGCATAGCTTGTTCTTGAGGAGACAACTGCATACTTGTCATAAACTGACCAGTAGCAGGATCAACTTGAGTACCAAACTGTCCACCAGTAGCAGTAGCCACAGTAAACGGTTTGAACTGAGTTTGCTCTAGTTGTTGTTGTGCTAGTGCGTCAGCAGCAGTTCTAGCTTGCGATCCTATGTCACTAAGACGACCGTAAGATTCTCCTGTAAGCAGACCACCAAGAAGACCGGGGAGTAAAACACCGGGCTGAGATATGTAGTCACTAAGGCCGCCTAGAAAGTCAAAGAAGCCTCCAGTCGGATTAGCAAACCCTTCTGTTTGAGAATCGTCTATCATGTCGTCGATAGATTCTGATGAATATCCTTCAGCCATTAGTAAGTACCTCCATCAATAGTTCCTGTTGACAGCGTACCGTTAAATGTCAATGCAGGTATTGTTACTGTCCCTGTGAATGTTGGTGATGCTGTGTCTGCCTTCGTAGCAATAGCTGTAGAGATAGCGTCAAACTCCGTCTCAAACTCAGCGCCTTTAATGATTTTACCGCTGTCTCCAGAAGGTAGACTGTCTTTAGCGGCAAAGTCAGTAGTTTTACTGTAGTTGCTCATAGTACTTTACCTTTTAAAACTAATACGTTAATTTCTTGTAGAGACAATGCAAAACCATTAATGTCTGCCTCCAGACCTATGTTGATAACTCCGCCACCACCAGTAGCGTTAACTGCTCTACGTGACGTTAGTTCACCACCAGTAAACTCTGCCACGTTAAACTCGCCCTCGTTGTAGAAAGCGGGTTGTTGGTTGCCTACAGTAAACTCCGCAGTTCTGTAGAATGTGTCGAAGTCATAGGCCCACTTAAGAAACACCGTAGCACTATTAGCGCCTACCAGTGTTGGCCTGATCTTCTTGACTCTTTTTAGCATAGACGGGTCACCAAAGGTCAACCCCGGACTGTAGTACTTAAACCTGTACTTTGTTCCGTTGTCGCTGTAACCTGTGTACTCGCTAATGCCTTCTGTAGTGCCTATGTACAGCTTACCGTCCTCAAGCCTACCATAAGACGTAAAGCCAGTACCGGGCCAACGAGTAACGCGATAAGAACCGTTTTCTAGTGTACCCCTCACGTCAAAACAGTAGGTTACGTTTTGATTTACAAAGGTTAGTAAGTAGAAACCTTCTTCTGGACTATAGACAGTTCTGTAAAAAGAAATCTCATTTTGCAACAGGTTTATAATATCTTTAGTAATGTTGTTAGATAAGCTAGTAATAGGCATTGACTTTTCTTGTATTGTCCTACCAAAGCTCTTTAGCCCTGTATGTGACAAGAATAATACATCAGTACCTGTGTACTGCACAGTGTCTCTGTCAACACAACCAACCCCTGCTACAGTATCTGCTAAGGCCATCGTAGCTGGGGCTTGAGCATTATTATAAACAACAATACTGTGTTTACCAAAGATAATCAAAGCGCCGTTGTGTGCCGCTAGTGCTACGATCTCGTCGTGACCATCAGGCCATACTTTAGAAATGTCAATAGAGCCACTAGTACCGCCAGACCAGTCGTGACCAATTAAAAGATCAGACCAATAGATAGTAGACTTATCAGCACCAAAGTCAGCCGTCCAGAGCCTTCCATAGGCCGCTAGGACCTCGTTACCGTACATAGCACTAGTAACACCCGCTGCACCAGAAACGCTACTGAGCGTGACTACAGAGCCTCCTGCGTTGTCATAGACTAAAGGTTGGAAGCTACGCTGAAAGAAATAAATCTTGTCGTTAAAGTTGACCATCTTCCAGTTGTCAGCATTAATTGTATAACTACCGGGAGTTTCATCAGCTAAGGTTGTAGTACCACTAAGGATCTTATTGTTACCAACAGAAAATACTTTAGTGTTTCCAGCGTCGTCTTTAAATTCTTTAATAGCCCTAAGAGCAGCCGTGCCTAATGCAGTTTTGTTTGTTGTAACAACGTCATGGCCTTTACGTGCAGCAATACGTCCACGCTTGTCAATTACAGCGTTGTCTGCAATTTCTGCAAACGAAGGGTCTTGCTGCAACGGAGAATCTTCTGTATTGATTCCCTTAAAGGCCGGTGCAACAAGATTAATACTGTTAAGTTGTTGTGCCATAGTTTACCTCAAGGGGTATAGAAGATTGTTTCTTCTGGATGCTTCTGAGCGTCTAAGGCAATAGCGTCAGACATATAGTTCTCAGCAATCTTAAAGTATTCAGGAGCAGACGTACCTCCAGTCTCCCCACGTTCACGGGCTAACAAAGCAATAGCTAAGTGTAACACGGGCATACTAGGTACTGTAAGTCGGTCATCGTTAGCGGACAAGTCGCCCGTTCTTTTGACACAGTTAAACCGAATGGTGTACTCTTTGTCAGGAATTGGATAAATGTCAATCTGAGTGTCACCGTCACTATCAACACCATTGTACGTGTAGTACTTAGGAGCACTTTTACGAGCATCAGAAATCAAGTAAGCTTCATCAAAGAATGTCGCTGTTTGGTACTCCATAAACAAGTTAGCAGTGTCGTTGATAACATTTAAAGCTTTAATCCTGTTCTGACTACCAGTTAGTACGTAGTTAAAAACATCAGCAGTAGTTGTAATTGTTAATGTAGTACGCAACGCCGACCAGTCCCAAGAGTCTTCTATAGTCCTTTTAGCGTCATTAACAAAATCACCTACCATTTTACTATAGGTGCTGTCTTGTACAGACGTTACTTCGTCTTCACGCATCCTACGTAGTACATTGTTTACTAAATTTAAATACGTCATACTAACATTCCTGGTTTTTTACCGCCCATGCCCATTGTTAATAACCTATCAACTTCTTTATTGTAGTCCATTGATTTTGTTTCTACTGGCTTTACTTCTTGAGGTGCATAGTCAAATGTTTCTTTAAATTGTCTAAAGGGTCTAGCAGCAGGACGTGAAGCACCGCCACCGCCAAGACCTGCAGCACCTAGTGCAGTAAGAAGCCCTGTACTAGACATAATCAAGTCTTCAACACTCTGGACTTCTTCTCCTATTCGAGTTTGTCCTGTAAGTATTTCTTCTTGTCCAGTTTCTAAACCACGAACTCCTTCGCCTAAGTTTGTTGTTAAAGTAGCAAAAGCTGTGTCTATGTCTTCTTGTCTTGAAATACCAGTAAGAGCAGAAGACAACAACTCCTCTACTTCTCCGCTTCTTAATGTGTCGGGTATTAAATCAGAGATTTGATTTAGCTGGTCTTCTGTAAAGTTAAACTCTGACAGAGCAGTTCTTACGTCTTCTGCTGTAGCAAAACTTAAACCACCTATTGCATCAACAATAGTGGTCGTAGCGTCATTTAAGTCAGTACCTAATGCAATACCAGAAAGAGAATTAGTTAAGGACTCATTAAGTTCTGCTAAAGTTAAACCTTCAGGAATTACACCAGCAATTTGATCTAGCTGTTCATCAGTAAACCCATATCCAGATAATATTGTTCTAATGTCGTCTGGGCTTGCAATGTCAAGTCCACCAACAGCATCAACAATAGTAGTTGTAGCGTCGTCTAAATCAGTACCTAATGCAATGCCTGATAATGCTGTGCTTAATGCGTCATTTAAATCTGTTAAACTTAAATTTTCAGGAAGCGCTCCAACAATCTGCTCAAGTTGCGCGTCAGTAAAACCAAAGGAGTCTAGTGCATCAATAATATCTTGCGGTGTTGCTAAACCTGCCGCTGCTATCGCATCTGTAACATCTTGAGGTGTTGCTAAACCCGCATTAGTAAACGCATCAGCAATGTCTTGAGGAGTAGCAAACCCAGAAGCTTCTAAAGTAGTTCTTAAGTTTTCTGCTGTTAGTAGGTTAGCTTCTTCAAGCGCTGTTGTAATGTCATCAGGAGTAGCGTAACCAGCGTCAATAATACCCTGTAAGATTCTTTGCTCTGATTCTCCTAGTACGTCACTAAAGAGATCTGCAACTGAAGTATCATCAGTAGGATCATCGTCAGTATCAATATCTGTTGTATCTGTCGTATCTGTCGTATCTGTCGTATCTGTCGTATCTGTCGTATCTGTTGTGTCTGTTGTGTCTGTTGTGTCTGTTGTATCTGTTGTGTCTGTAGGGTCTAATTCTCGCAGATCTTCCTTATCAGGGTCTTCAATCATCTGTGGGATTTCAAAGTAGTCGTCTAGTAAAAAGTCGTACTTTGACTCATCATCCATTAACTTCCAGTCACCGGGAATTATACCGCCTTCTTCTTCATAACGGGTTCTTAAGTCCGCAAGAGAGTACTCATAGATGTCTTCTTCTAATGCATGAAACGAAAGGTCATCTAACAGTGACTGATACGTACCGGAGTCTATAGTTTCTAAACCAGTGTTTTCTAACTGATCTTTGGTGTATTCTCCGTTTAACTCAAAGTCAGTTTCTTCGCTCTCTGCTAACCGGAAGTACTCGTCTGTTTCGCTGTTAACAAAGTAGTTGTCACCTCTGTTGGTGAACATAGTGTTGGGGTCGGTTTCTATTTCTTCACTTATAGGAGGAAACTCGTTGTCTTGAGTGTTAAAGTTTTGTGTAAGTACACCACGTACTGCTCCATAAACACGCGGGTCAGTAATGAGAGGAGGCAGCCAACTAGGAATAGATGGGAATGTTGCACCAATAATTCCACCAAGAACACCACCTGATACAGTAGGATTTGCTATAACACCGGTGACTTGGGTTATAATTTTGGTAATTTTTTCTTCAATTACACCAGCAGCAGAAGAGCCAGCGTCAACTATAATTCCACCAATTTCACTTAAAACTTCAGTAATATCTCCTTCTTCCCATGCCTCTGAAAGACCTGAGCTTTCTATTATTTCTTCTAATTTATTTACTGCTTCACCAATAGTAGGCAAAAAGATAACACCAGCAGAAGGCATCCAGTCAGGAAGGGATATGCCGGGAATAAAAGGAACCAGACCATCTAAAATACCGGGTTGGTATTCGTCGTAAAGAATGGGATTTCCGTTTTCGTCTAATACTAAATTACCGTCCGTATCTCTTTGAGATACTTGTACGGTTTCTCCAAAGATTCTACCACCAGAATTTAGAATATTTTCTGTTGTTATAGTTACACCAGCACCGCCTGTGATTACGGCTGTTTCTGAAGAGGAGCCGGGAGGCGTTGCTGTAGAAATAGGACCACCAGCAAACTGAATAGCGCCTTGTTCAAGGAATGATGTTGTTAACGCATTAGGAGCTTCCATGTCTTCTAAAGACGTAATGTCCCCAGAAGATAAAACATCTGCTATTTCTTGTGCATTGTCAAAAGACTCTGTTATGTACTCCTGTGTTATTTGGCTAACACTTTGTGCATCCATAGGAGTTGTTGGAGTATTTTGAGCCATTACACGATCTAGTATTTCTTCAAAAGTTTCTTCACCCCATATAGAATAAGCAGCCTCTGCCATTCCTTCGCCAACAAGAAAATCATCAAGAAGTCTTCGAGCCTCTTGAATATCTTCTATTGATCTTCCTTCTTCTTCTGGTATAAGATTGGGATCTTTAATTGCCATCTATTTTTCCCTCGATACGCCCTTAGTTTTTTCATAAGAACGCATTGCACCAAGACCAAGCATACCCATAAGTACAGGCATCATAGTCTCAAGATCAATAAGCGGTATAGTTACTTCAATAGCCAACAATGCCAGTACAAAGTTAGTAAACGGTATAACCATAAAGTTACCTGTCATACCTAGTACACAGCACCAGCCAACAGCAGGTCTCCAACCAGAGACAAACAAGGACTTGTGTGCTGCTTCTACCTTGTTAACTTCTATCTGCGCTGTAGCAAGCTCCTGAGCGTGTATCTGAGCCATTGTAGCGACTTCGTGGGCCAGCCTTGCCTTCTGGTCCTTGTCTTGTATAAACTTGTCTAGAAGACCTGTAACCGGCCCTATAAGCGCCTCTATCATCTTATGTACTCAGCAAAGACTAATGCACCAAGAATAAAAGGGT